AATTTACAACATTATCTTAAACATAGACCAAGTCTTATGAAAAAATGTGCTGAAGCTACAATGGTAGATTTAAAATATTGGCAAATGTATGATGAAAAGATATGGGAAGAAATACTAGAAAAAAATATCGCTGCTGGAATTATTCACGCAAGAATTAAATATTGGAGAGTTCCAAAACGTATGCCAACTACAATAGAAGGTCAAGCTAAATACTGGAAGAAATATTATAATAGTGAAGGCGGGAAAGGAAAGCCTGAACACTTTGTTGAGCTTGTTAAAGAATTAATGTAAATGGCTGATAATAAAGGATTACTATCAAAAGTACAAAGCAAACTTGTTAATAGTTTGCAAGGATTTGGATATGACCAAAACTTATTAGAAGTTGCAAGTAATTTCATTAAAGCTTCTCCAGATGCTCAAAGTGATGAAGCTATTAAAAAAATGATGGAAAGAACTTATAAAACACAACTTAAAAAAGGAACAATGAAGCCATGGAAAATAGGTGATTTAGAAAAAGGAAGGCATGTTCCTATAAGAATACAAGAAAGAATAGATATGATGAGGTTAGCTGCAAATCAACCTCAAATGTTTAATTCTTTAAAAGAAAGTGAATACAGACCTACTACTGGAAATGTTAAAGAAGATGATATTTTTTATAGTTTTGTAGATAAAAATCAAATGGGTGAATTTTATAAACATTTAAAAAAATATCTTCCTAAAATGGAAAAAGGAAAAACTTATCAAATGGCATATGATGATGAAGGTGAAAATATAAATTTAGCTGGTAAACTTCTTGGATTAGGTCAATTTCAAGTTAGTTTAGGTGAAGATGAAAAAGGAACGTATGCAGGTATTTATGATGAATGGGATATAGATAAAAAATGGGTACCTAATTGGTTAGAAGATACTATTTTTCCATCTTTTAATTTTTATGATAGAATTTATTATGATAGAACTAATATAATAGACGAAATGTTTGGAAGAAGTAGAGAAGATTTAAAATTAAGAGATTCTGGATATACATTTGGCAAACAACCTCTAAAAGAAGTTGAATCAAAAGCAGAAACAGAAAATAGAATAATAGAGTTTATGAAGGGATTATTTTAAATGGCTAGAATGACAAATAAAAAACGAGCACAAAAAAATAAACAACTTTGGGATAAGGCAAATTCATCACATAGACAAAGATGGCAAGTGCTTAGCCAAAAAGGATATGATTTTTATTTAAATGAACAATTAACTAAAGATGAAGTAGATGCATTACAAGAAGCTGGTATGCCTACTTTTACTATTAATAGAATTACTCCTATTATAGAAATAATGAAATACTTTGTTACAGCTAATAATCCAAGATGGAAAGCTGTTGGGGCTACAGGAGATGATACAGATGTTGCTCAAGTACATTCTGACATAGCTGATTATTGTTGGTATCATTCAAATGGTAAATCAATATATAGTCAAGTTGTTTTAGATAGTCTTACAAAAGGAATTGGATATTTTCTTGTTGATGTAGATAGAGACGCTGATAGAGGAATGGGTGAAGTTGCTTTTAAAAGATTAGACCCTTATGATGTATTTGTAGACCCAGCTAGTAGAGACTTTCTTTTTAGAGATGCTAATTTTATATCAGTAAGAAAAAATGTATCAAGAACTCAATTAATGAATATATTCCCAGAGTTTGCAGGAAAAATTAAAAAAGTGTCAGGTAAAGCTGATTATGTTAGTTATTCTCAAAGACCTACTCCAAGCGCTGAATCTATACAACCAGAAGATATTACAATGGGTCTTACTATTGATGGTGAAGACGATGATATTCTTCCATACTATGAAACATATTCTAAAAAGAAACATGCATATAGAAATGTATTTATAAAAGTTCTTCCTTCTCCAATTCAAATGGAGCAAATAAAAGAAAATGTTGAAATGCAATTAGCTGAAGCTGAAAAAGAAATATCTGTAGGATTAAAAGAGAAAATTTTAAATATACAAGAATCAGCTGAAACTGGTGAAATGATACCTGAAAGAGCTGAATTAGAAATTGAAAGAGCTCAAACAATGGCTCAAGAAGCTATTAAAGAAAAAGAAATGCAATTAATGTCAGAAGCTCAAGACGCTGCTACTATTATTGACCAACAAATAATGACAGAAGAAAGTTATCAAATACTCGCTAAAAGTGATAAAATGAAAGAACAAATAATTGAAGCTATAAAATTCTATGAAAATAGAGTTCATTTGACTTGTACTGTGGGTGATGATGTATTTTTATATGAAAGAGTTATTCCTATAAAAGAATATCCTATTATTCCTATACCTTATATGTATACTGGGACTCCATATCCTATGAGTGCTGTTTCTCCTTTAGTTGGAAAACAACAAGAAATTAATAAAGCTCATCAGATAATGTTACATAATGCAAACTTAGCTTCTAACCTTAGATGGATGTATGAAGAAGGCTCTGTACCAGAAGAAGAATGGGAACAGTATTCATCTTCACCTGGAGCCTTGTTAAAATATAGACAAGGATTTTCACCTCCTACTCCAGTAATGCCAGCTCCTATTAATAATGCTTTTTTTACTATTACTCAACAAGGTAAAGGTGATGCAGAATATATAGCAGGCGTTCCTTCAGCTATGATGGGATTTACTCAAGAACAACCTGAAACGTATAGAGGTTTACTTGCTAATGATGAATTTGGAACAAGAAGATTAAAAGCATGGATGGGTAGTGTTGTAGAACCAGCTTTAGAACATTTAGGTAGATGTTTTCAAATGTTAGCTCAAAATCATTATACAGTTGAAAAAGTATTTAGAATTGTACAACCAGAAGCTGGTCAACAACCAGATGAAGAAAAAGATGTAAGAATTAATATTCCTATATACAATGACTATGGAAAAGCAATTTCAGTTTATAAAGATTATTCATCAGCTAGATTTGATATTAGAATAATAGCTGGAGCTACAATGCCAACAAATAGATGGGCGTTATTAGAAGAATATTTTAGATGGTTCCAAGCTGGATTAATTGATGATATTGCAATGATAGGAGAAACTGANATTAGAAATAAAAAACAAGTTATTGAAAGAAAGTCAATGTACTCACAATTACAAAGTCAGTTGTCTTCAATGGAAGAAGCGATTAAAGATAAAGATGGAACTATTGAAACTTTACAACGTCAATTAGTACAAGCTGGTATTAAAATGAAAATTGGAGATGCTTCTAATGAAGTTAGAAAAGATGTTCTTCAAACAGAAGCTCAACAAAAATTATTAAGAGGTATGTTAAAATCTGAATTTGATAAAAGAATGGAAGAAATGAGACAGATGAATAATACTGAAGAAAAAACTGAATAATGCCTTGGTCTAAAAAATCTTATGCAAAAATGGCTAGAGATGGTAGTAAAAATGGAAGATGGATAGATGGAAGTAGTCAAACACATTATAGAAATAAAACTAATGCAAAGCCTGGTCAAGTAGTTCATCATGAAGATGGCAATAAAAAAAATAATAGTAAGTCNAATCTTAAACTTATTACTAAGGCAAAGCATAATAAAGTCCACCCTGAAAAAGGTGGTAATAGAAAATGCAAAACTNNTCAAGTATGGAGCAGCAAATTAAAATCTTGCGTAAGCAGAAAAGATTAGTTGTTTTTTTGATTATTTTTGCATTAACTTAATAAATCAAGAAAAGGAGCCAAAATGGCAAATGAACAAGTAGGCAACGCTCAAGCAGCCCCCGAAAGTACAGCCCAAAACCTCGATTTAGGCAATTTAGAATCTGGAGATTTTTTTGCAGATTTAGATAATAGCGTAAATGGAGGCATTTTAGACAGCGAATATTCGCAGACAACCTCGCAAAATTTAAGTGATAACACACAAGCGAGCCCTGGTGAAGTTCAACAGCAGAGTGTAGAATCTAATGAAGATTCAAATACTTTGCAAAAAAGGTATAGTGATTCAAGTCGTGAAGCAAAACGTCTTAATGGCAAGCTTAATGAATTAGAACCATATATGCCGATACTCGATGCAATGCGAGAAGACCCTAATTTAATTCAGCATGTGAGGAATTATTTTGAGGGTGGAGGTCAAACGCCTGATAGTATGGCACAAAATATGAATCTTCCTGAAGATTTTCAATTTGACACAGATGAAGCTTTTACTGACCCTAAATCAGATTCAGCAAAAGTATTCGGAGCAACAGTTGATGGTATTGTTCAACGTAGACTTAATAATGAATTAGGTAAACAAAGAAATGAAAACCAAAGATTGGCTAGAGAAACTGCTTTTAAACAAAAGACTCAAATGGACGATGAAGAATGGGGTAATTTTGTTAATTTTGCTAAAAATAAATCTCTTGAATTAGATGATATATATTATTTAATGAAAAGAAAAGAACGAGAGTCTAATATTGCTGATAACGCAAGACAGCAAGTTGCTACACAAATGAAAAAGACACAACAGCAACCTCGTTCATTAGCTACAGCAGGAAATGTTGAAATTGATATAACTCCAGAAGATAAATTATTTGATACTATTTTAGGCATTGACAATGAACTGGATAATGCATTTGGCGGATAGCTGATATTTTTTATCAGATATTAGACAAATGCTTAATTGAATAAAATAGGAGAGTAAAATGTCTGATATTTTTACTTTAGAATCAGGACTTACTGAATCTTCGTCTCCTTCTGGACTTAGCCCAGCTTCATCTACGCTTAGTACTGGCGACCTTAGAAGAAAATACAATTTCGGTGAAAGAGTATCTGAACTTGCTATAGCTCAAGACCCTTTTTTCCGTTTTGTTTCTAAGCTAGCTAAAAAGCCAACTGATGACCCTGAGTTTAAGTTTACAGAACGAAGACCTTCATTTCATAAGCGATATGCATATGTAACTAATCATGGAACAACAGCACCATCTAGCCAAGCTGGCGGTGATGCTTCAGTTACTCATGGTAATGTAGATGCAGGTGACACTTACTATTTCTGTATGTGTACAGATTATAAATCAGCTGGTAATATCCAGAATATTTATGGTCAATCATCTAATGAAATATCTGCTGGCGACTCTGGAACTCAACCACAGTTCTTTTTGCCAGGACAGATGGTGAAAATTCCTTATATGACTGGTGTTACAGCTGGTTCTTGGGATGATTCATCTGCTAATACAGCATCTGATGTTGATGATTATTTAGTAGTTCAAATTGAATCAGTTGATACTTCTACAATTTCTACAGCTGCTGTTCTTAAAACAAAAGTTGTTAGAAAAGGTGGAGGTACAAGTGTTTTTGAACTTGCTTCTTACTCAGCTTACAATAATGCAATAGACGCTGTAGATGTTTCAGGTAAGTCTATTTCTGCTTATTTAGAACCTAAAAGATGTTATGTTGTTGGTACAGCACATCAACAAGGTTCTGGATACCCAGAAACATGGAAAGACCAACCTTTCTCAACTAGTTATGGTCGTACTCAAATCTTTAAAACAGCTTTAGCGATGGATAATACTACTCGTGCAACTGTATTAAAGTATGAACCTAATGAGTGGGCTCGTATCTGGAAAGAAAAGTTAATCGAACATAAATACGATATTGAGCAAGCTTTATTATTTAGCGCTCAGTATGATTCAGGTAACGAATGGTATACACAAGGTGCAGTTGATTATATTTCTAGTTATGGAAATGTTTTCAGCATGAATCTATCAACTAAGACTCAAGATGATTTCTTAGATGATTTGAGCATTTTCTTAGACCCTCGTTACAATAACGCTATGTCAACACTATTTTTTGTTGATACAGCTACATATAACTGGTTGCATAAACTAGGTGGATACTTCTCAAATAATCTTGAGATTTCACCTAATATGAGAGCCGATATGTCAATCTCAGCTAGAAAGAAAATCATGGGTGTTGATGTTACTACAATCTCTACACCTTTTGGTGACATGAATGTAACTAGAAACATTCACTTAGATGGTCACAAAATTAAAATGTTGGCTATCAATATGAGGAATGTTTACTATAGACCTCTAGTTGGAAATGGACTAAATCGTGATACAGCTATTTATGTAGGTGTTCAAACACTTGAAAATAGTGGTATTGACCGTAGAGTTGACTTAATTCAAACCGAAGCAGGTATGGAATGGCAAATGCCAGAATCTCATGCCTACTGGACTTAAGGAGGTTTTATTATGGCAAATCCTTTATATGGACAAAATAAAGCTGACGGTAGACTAGACTTACTACAAAATGGTAAGATGCTTGGTGTAGAAACACTAACAGCTGCTACAACATTATCAGCTGCAGATGCAGGAAAATTAATAGTTGTAAATGCAGCTGCTATTGCAATTACACTTCCTAGTGCTGTAGCTGGAATGGTCTTTGACTTTGTGTTTATGGTAGATACTACAGCTGGAGCTACTATTGTAGCTAGCTCAGGCGATTGTTTCTTCGGAACTGTAACTGTCAATTCAACAACTAAGACTAAGTCTAGTGCTCAATCTATTGACCACGCTACAGCTATTGGTACAGTAGCTAGTTATGATAATCTTGACTTTGTTCATGATTCTCAAACTCTAGGTGGAAAAGCTGGTGATAGTGTTAGGTTAATTGCTGTTGATGATACTGCATGGATGGTTAATGGCGCTTTAGTAACTGACGGTAATGACCCAGATGGTATTGCAGCTATCAATGCTGGTTAAGGAGGTAACTAATGGCTAAATTAGGCGCAAGTTCAGGTTGGTCTGGTAATTATTGCCAAGATTTAACCGAAACCACTTCCTTGTCTCCGTCTGACTCAGGCAAAGTGTTTTTCTTAAACTCTGCAACTGAATTTACAACTACTCTTCCCGCTGTGGCTGATGCTGGAGCAGGTTGGACTTGTAAGTTTATTGTAAAAGCAGCACCTTCAAGTGCTGACTATGTGATTACAGAAAGCACATCTAGCGATACTAATGTAATTATTACAAATGGTATTAATGAGTTAGAAGTTGATACAAGTGATGACGGTCCTTCAAATACTGGTCATACTACAATTAGTTTTGCTGATGGCGTTGCTATCGCAGGCGATTGGGTAGAACTATTATGTGATGGTACTAATTACTATGCAACTGGACAAACAAAAGCTGATGGAGGAATAACATTGGCTTAATCCTTTGGGATTACAATTAGGAACAAATGCCCTCTTTCTAGCATTTTGCTTCCTTTCTGAAGAGAGAGGGCGTTCCTGA